AAAAATTATTATAATTCAGGGGATATTTATCTAATTTTATTTTTTTTATTTCCTTTTTGGTTTGTTCATCTATGGGTATGAACTCTTCAATAACACTATAGGTAAAAGAATGTTTAGCCATCTCTTACCATCTCTTTCGGTATGGCACTGATGTTCCAATGGATAAATCTAAAAGGTTCTTTGCCATGATCGACTGCGTATTCATGTTCCATATATCCTGGAAAGATAATTAAAGTTCCAGGCTTGGGTTTAAAATGAATCAGTTCACTCCCAAGAAAGATAGCTTTTAAGTCTGGTTTCATTTTTAATTTAGTGGCTCGTGCTCCTGTTCTCGGTTCATGGAAAATAGGATAAGAAGTTTTATCAGAACATTTTAAAAAATAGAAACCTGATACATGCTGATTCCAATGAATGTGCGCTGAATGATGACCACCGCCTTTTTTAGAAAATTCTTGAACCCACATTTCAGAAAACATAGTTTGATATTGTTTCATATCGTAGCCATGATGGTCTAAAAATTCCCAAGACTTTTGTCCTATATAATTTCTTAAATCTATAAAATCATTATCGTTTGTTAAAGGAGTTGAATGCCAGGACCTACCAAAATCACCAAATTGTTTTAGATATTTTTTAGAATCAGGCATTTTTTTTGCTGCCTTAATATATTTATCACTGGCTTTGTTTAAGGACTTAACAAACTCTGGTTTTTCTTCCGACCATATAGGCGTTTTAAAATATTCATTTATATGCATAAGTAAACCATCTCATATTGTAAAATAATTATATCCCATTTGTTCATCAATCACTTTAAGGCAATAGGATTCTAAACCCCACATAGGAGTTAGATAGGGAGTGCCTAGTTTATTATAACGTTTAAATTCTTTCTTTATGTTTTGAAATGATTCACTTTTGTTTAATTCCTTGGAAGCTTGAGTGGAAGCCTGTTTCCAAAATGGAGTATCATAGGTCGATCCTCCATGATAATAGTAATAAATTAAATCCCTGATGGATTCTACTTTCTCCCTGTACCGTTTATTAGCTAGATCATCATTTCCCCATTTTAATTCCAACCGTTCCACAATTAGTCTATTGATGGCATCATAAACAAAAAGAGAATTAGCAGATAAAGGTTCAAAAAACATAGCTCTATTTCCATTTTTAAAGATGCGTCCTTCAATCAATTTTTTTGCATAGTAAGGCTTAAAAGAATAATCACATCGACCCGACTTGCCAGTATTTCCATCCAATTGATTTACAGGTATCTCTATTTCTTTAGAAAAATCCTCCATAGCTTCTTTTGTGGAAGTAATTGTATCATTAAATAAGTATCCATACGCCTGTCTATCCATTAAAGGAATTTCAAACATCCATCCATTTTTAGTGGCTACGTGTCCTGTATAGTTCCACCTACCTTGTTTAAGAATATTATGGGTAATAGCATGATTAATCAGTAATCCTTGTGGTAAGATATAATTAGATTTTAATGAGGCACTGTCGGGAAAACCACCGCAATCAACAATATAGTCATAGTCTAAATCTTCAATCTTTTTTACTTTTTGTGTTTTGATTTCTATTTTATCTCCCCACCTCTTTTTTAAAGAAGGAAGAACAAATTCTTGCATTTTCCCGCTATCAATATGTAAAGCTAGATTTCCTGCAAATAAGGGACCAAGAAAATTATGTCGTCTCCATTTTTTAAAAATAGTTCCTACTTTAAGAGTTGCTCCTATTGCATCTAAATGATCATAGACATTAAAATTAGTTGCCATTTGTAAACACAAAGCAAAAGGAGGATTAGTACTTTCTCCTATTCTTACTACGGGTATAGAGGGATCTGAAATAGAGGTAATTTTCCAATCACTCCCTAGCCATGTACATAAGTGGCAAAGGGTTTGGAGTCCTGCTGTTCCAATTCCAATAACGGCTATACTTTTTTTATGCATCCTTATTTAAAAGGATATCCTAAATGCCATGCGACAAGTGAATATCTTACTCCTCTAGTTACGGGTTTAACTCGATGCCAAAGAAAGCTAGGAAAAACAATAATGGAACCTTTAGGTAAAATTTCAGTTGCTTTTCTTAAATGTTGAGATTCATCTCTTTGAGGAGGGTCATAGTTTCTAAAATCAAATTCTAATTCTCCACCAGAATATTCTGAACCATCGCTTAATTGACAAGTCATGGATAGTTTTCTTATCTTGCCATTATCAGGACCTTTAGTTTTATAAACGTTATCCCAACTATCACAATGCCAGTCATAGTATTGATGCAGTTTATACTTTGTGAATTGACAAGATTCCGACCGATCCCATTGAAAATTCCAACCAGCATTTTTATTAGCTGCATGAACAAAGGGGTGTATTTCTTTATAAATCCAGGTATCATTCAACCAAACCAAATCAGAATGTCTTTTGTGTTTTAAATTTTTAATCTCATCTTTAGTTAAGGGTTCCTTTTTTAAATTTCTATGTTGACCATACCCTCCTATAATAGCCATCGTTTCTTTTTGAGCTAATGCATATTTAATGACGTCATCACAGAATCGTGGCGTTAGCGCAGATTTAAAACACCAAAAATAATTAGATAAATTCATAGGTAATAGTTAAAGTAAAATTAAGAGAATCTTTTTGATTGTTGGTGATATAGTACATTTGTGTAGAGGGGAACATAATAAATCGATTATTGGTTAAAGGAATATCCCAGGCTCTTCCTTTTCTTCTATTGTCGTCATAGTGTATTCTAATGCTGCAATCTTTTACATTTACACCATACAACAAGGTGTAGTCAGGGGAATTTCTAAGATCAACTGGGTCTATATTAAGTAAAGGAACGGAAATTTCTGTGGGTTTATAAACATTTCCCCATGTTTTTTTATTGATTAAAGAGAATTCATATTCCACATTAATATGCTCGCGGATATAGGTATTCAGCATGTCCCAACTTCTTGAGTAAGGAAATTCTTTATTATTAATTTGTGATTTTAAAATATCGTCTTGAAGTTTATTACGATCTATTTCAAAGCCTTTCGGCATTGCAATGTCACCGTAATATAAAGCTATTTCAGATAATACTTTCTTTTCCATATCCACCAGGTACAGTTTATCTTATTTTTTTAAAATTATCTATGCCCTTTCTTTTTTATCCCACGCTTGGGTAATTTCGTTCCATTCATACCATATGTAAGCCGCATTGTCTTCCTCCGTTAAATCATCGGGCGCATCACCAATTGGTGAATGCCAAGTCGCTGTTGTCGTATTTAAAACCCAGCTTGGATAAGGTTTTTTAGGATAGAATAGATTATTATCTTCATCCCAAGTATAACCCTTACCTGCATAAGTTCCTCTCAATGCTTTAGACTGATCGTCTGATAATTCTCCAGTCTTATTATCATAATGTTTTCCATTACGAGTATTATAAGATGTTTGAATCCACATTTGAGCAGGCCAGTTATTGTGCCTTTCTAAATACTGTTGACCTACTTTTTCGTCTTCAACGCCATTAGCATCTAACATATCCTTATTGTTTAAAGTTAATACTGCGATGACTTTTCCATTCATTCCTATTTTTGCGAAATGTGCCATAATTTATTTATTGAAATTTGTACCTTAAAATTACTATACCTGAGCCACCAGCACCACTAATGGTTGGATTTCCTCCTCCTCCACCGCCGCCGCCACCAGTGTTAGTTCCTCCAGCAACTCCATTTGAACCTGGTCCAGCACCACCAGCACCGCCGCCACCTGCACCTCCAGCTCCTGGGGTTCCTCCTCCTATATTCTGATTATCAGTACCACCACCTCCACCACCAGCAAAATATCTTACTGAGGGTGTTGGGCCAGGAGTTCCTGCACAACCTACAGCAAGAACGGGTGAAGCAAAGGATCCAACTCCTCCAGCTCCTCCAGTACGAACCGCAGCATTAGCACCGTCTGCACCAGCGCCTCCTCCTCCACCACCATTTGTACTTATTGCTGTTCCATCCAATCCTACTCCACCAGCCTTTCCTTGAATAGGGTCTGTTACAGGGGCTGAAACTCCTCCAGCAAAACCCGCCGCGCATGCGGGAGGCCCTGGACTACCTCTACCTCCACCACCTGATCCACCATCAGTACCAACCTGATTTCCCCCTACTCCTTTACCTCCACCAGCTGATGTAATAGTTGAAAATGATGAATCTTCGCCTTGACCGCCACAACCATATCCAGGTCCGTAACCTGCTCCACCTCCCCCTGCTGCAATTGCATAGGGTGTAGCTTCAACTGTAATACCTGTAGGATTAGTTAAAGGGGACGTTGTTGGGGCTGGAATACATCCAACAGCATTAGAAAGTCTAAAACCTCCAGCTCCAGCACTGCCTCCTCCATATCCACCGCCACCGCCGCCACCACCGACTACTAAATAATCTACTACATCATTAGCTGAACAAGTCGCTAGTGAAGCGACTGCAAATGTACCTGGTCCTGTAAAAGTGTGAGTTTTAAAATCACCAACTATAGCTCCTGTGCAAGGAGAGCCACCTGTTGCTACTATAAAACTTTCTACACCTGTAGCATCTGCATCTGAACCCATTACAGATTTCCAACCTCTTGTTGAATCTACATAAACCATCGTGACAGTAAGTCCTTGTGTACTAACAGTATAAGGAGCATTTACTGCATTAATTTTGTCTGTTCCATTAGGGGTAATAGTTAAATTATTACTATTAAAAGTTGAAGCGTAATCAGAAACGCCAATAATATCTCCTACCGTTGCTGCAGGAAGTAGCATGGCGAATGCTCCACTCGTTGTATTTGCAAAATAACCTTCACCAGCCACAGCTGTAAACTCTGCTGTTTTAATTGATCCTGTTTGCCACTCGACAGCGCCGCCGCCTGCTGCAGCGGCAACAACTCCTGAAGCTCTATATGGATTGTTTGCTACGGATCCGCTCATAAATATTCCTATAATGTTTGGTCTAAATAACTAATAACAACATCGATATCAGCAGAACTAGCTGTTCTACCATAAAGCACATCTGTCGCTTCCATAACTATTCTTGTTGTATGTTCAAAAGTTGCGTTTGCAGCTATTGCTTGTGCTTTATAAATATAAGTATCAGCACTGCCACCTAATGGATCGAGGTAAAGATCAAAAGTCTCATCCGCCGCTCCCGTTTCACATAACGATATATTAAGTATCGTATAAGTGTGTCCCGATGCTGCTGTTAATAAAGTGTTTTCAGAGTTCGTCATTGCTCTGACACACTTTTCTTTTAGTACTTCGCTTGCCATATTTTCCTCCTAATTAAAATCCCATTATAAATGCTTTGCCAGTCGTTGACAAACTTGGATTCCATGCTGTAGCTACCTGTACGTTGCCATCAGCATCTATCCCAATCATCTGCTCTTCTGCTACTTTAATGTCTATTTGATTAGCAGTAGACGGACTGATTATATCTGTTTTTAATTCCGTTGCCATATTTAAAATCCCATTACCAATGCTTTACCCGAAGAGGATACCGATGGATTCATTGAACCCTCAATAGCTACAACTCCAGTTCCATTTGGAGTTAAAGTAATTGCACCATTTGCACCATTGGTTAAAGTAATATTACCAGCATTGGTTCCTCCGTTAGTGTCTACAATTAAATCATAGGCACCGTTACTAGTAATATCTCCAGCCGTGTCTCCAGCTCCAACAACTAGTTCTCCTGTTCCATTGGGAGCTAAAGTAATCGCCCCATTTGCACCATTAGTTAAAGTAATATTTCCAGCATTGGTTCCTTCGTTCGTATCTATAATTAAATCATAGGCACCGTTACTAGTAATATCTCCAGCCGTGTCGCCAGCCCCAACAACTATTTCTCCTGTTCCATTGGGAGCTAAATTAATATTTCCATTTGCACCATCTAGTAATGTAACATTTCCAGCATTAGTTCCATTGTTTGTATTTAAAATTAAATCTCCAGTACCTTGTGTAGTAAGCGTTGCATTAGCATCATTATCACCAATCTGTACGGCATCGGCTCCAAGATTAACATCGCCTGTTCCATTGGGAATAATATCAATATCAGCATTGGAAGTTGAAACTATATCATTTCCATTAACATCTAAATTTCCGCCTAATTGTGGTGTTGTGTCATCAACAACAGCAGCTAGTCCTCCTACTCCAGCTCCACTTGCATCTAAATACATTGCTTTTTCTGCAGGAAGTGTACAAAAAATTTCTTTTGAGCCTGCAGCAAAATCGACCGCGGCATCACTATTGGAACTTTCCAAAACTGTAGTTCGAGTTAATGTTGAACTATCTGAGTTTAAAGTCCCTAATCCTACTTCCCATTCATTCTCACTGTTTATTGAAATGGCGTAGTACGTCGTATTATCATTTCCAATTCCAGCAGAAAAAGTTTGAAAACCATCGACGGCTCCACCCAGAGTCACGGCTCCTGTGCCTGTTGTTGAAGTTGTTTCTCTTACTCTATTATTTAATACTAATGCCATCTTATGCTACCCGTATAATTGCAGCGCCAGCAGTAGCTGCTGGAAACTGAATTGTAAAATCTCCTGAGGTAGCCGTCTTCGTGCCACCAAAATCTATAACTAAACAAAGTTTGTCGCCATTTGTATCATTATAAATAGCCGCACCTAATGAATCCAAAGTTACGTCCGAAAAAACTTCATTGGTAAAATCTACAACAGCAGTGTTACTTCCTGGAATAGTCACTGCTTGACCATCTAATACTTGTCCTCCTGTTGCATAGCCCGTGCCTGAAGAACTTACTTCGTTGTCGGTACTGTAAACGGTTGATGATGTTGTATAGGGAGGACCTAAGGTTGTTACATACAAAGCAATTTTAAAACTATCTCCTCCATCTGCAAAGTTATGCGTGCCTGATAACAGTTCCGATTTAAATGCGTCTGGTACTATATTTGCCATAATTTATTCCTAATCCTGTGTTGGTGGTGGTGATTTAAGAGGCGTTCGAATAACTCCATCCTGATATTCGTCCCTGCGTCTTCGACCTTGTTGTTCGATCGCGTACGATTGTAAAGCTTGTTGGTACGATTGCTGATAGTACTGTATCAGATTTTGCGGACCTTTCAAGTATCCATATGCTTCTAACAGAACAGCATACAAAAGTAAATCCTGATATTTATTGCTCAGATAAGTTGTTGTTGAATCTGATGTGGTAATACTGTCTGGCTGTTTAATATAAGCCAAAGTAATTTCATAAGCTGCATCAGGAGTAGGGGAAACCACCCAATAAAGAGCGTCCCAATTTCCATAATATTTAGGGAGTCCCGATGCCGTGTCAGGAGTATTATAATACTCCGTCATATAAGAAGTATCTTTTCTTTCCAAATAAACATTAGTCGTGGGACTTACATTAGTATTAGCAAGTTGAACATAACGAATAATTCTTAAGTCGCCTGGAATCGTTACATACCGATTTCCAATGGTTAAAGTAGAAGTCGCATAGAATCGATTGTCATCATTATCCGCTTCTCTATAAATTCTGTTTTCTGCGTTTTTAGTAATAGTACTACAAATAGCATCCGTTAAAACGGTATCATCTACTTCCGTGTAGCTTCTTAAATCTGTTTTTAAATTTGC